AAATGGAAACCAGACGAAACTAAAGTAGATCGTCAAACCAAGAAAGTAACAAAGATAAAACATTACTTACATCATACTCCTACCCAGGAGTTGAAAGATTATTTAGAAAAGAGTTATACTAGACCTAAACTTATACAAAAAGCAAAAAAGGAATTAAAGAGAAGAAGTGAAAGAGCCTAATCCAGATGAACTAACAGTAGACAATGCCTACAAAACTCGGTGGATTTGGTATCACACAATACTAGGATTAGAGCTGTTAATCGTAATATTGATCCAATTAGCCATTTTAGTCATATTAGCTGTAAAGTTCTAAATTTTACCTTAGTTTTATAAAAACGACCTCACAGGAAGCCCATACAGGGCTTTTCTTGTATATAGCCATACCAAAACATCAAAAACACCTAAAACCTCTTAGGGGGCAGTTCTGGGCTTCTCAGAGCAATAGGCAAAAAAAAGCCCCAATTAAGGGGCTAATTTCCGAAAAAAGAGTAGATTTAACTATTAGGAGTAATTATTTCTGAATCCGGAGTGATTATCTCCGAGTTTGACTCTTCTTCCTTGGGAGAAACCTCTTCATTAGATGATTGTCTTTGATTTTTCTCAAAGAGATTCATTTCAAAAAGACCTCTATTCAATAACCAATGAACCATTGGTAGAGCATTGTTACTTGCAGTAACAGCAGCATTACCTTTTTTATCTAATCCTACTACTACTACCATTTCAAAGTCTTGAGCTTTAAGATCTTCAAGAACATCTGATACTGCTGGTGCAGTTGGTTGTTCATTAGTGTTTGTTTCTTTTGATTTAGCCATAAGTGATATATCCTCGGTTAGCTTAATTATATATAATTAGTGTTTATTTTAGCAGTTGTTAGTGTCATAGTCCACCCTCTTTTTGGAGATAGTATTCTTTCCATTCTTCAGTTTTCTTGTCCCAATACATACGATCTAGTTCTTCTTCAGTATGCTTAAAGACAGGATTCTTTTGTTGGTCAAAGTAGGCCCTATCCCACCCCCTTTGCCATTCTTTAGCTAGGATGGTTTCTTTTCTATAAGGATGACTAAACCTACCATCCATAAAAGATTTCCTACCCATCAAAAAGGCAGTATTCATAGGATTCTTCCCTTTCTTTTTAATGTTAGTCCTGGGCACTAGCACTCCCCCAGATTTCGCCCCAATCTCCTTTGATAGCTCCTTTAGCATAATCCACTACTTTATTCTCAAAGAAGTTTGTATGAGTTACACCAAGCATCCCATCTACCCAAGGAAGGTTATTCTTCTTAATCCCAAAGATCCCTTTCATCCCTAAAGCAATCAATCGTCTATCACAGATATATCGGATATACTTTTTAACTTCTTCTTTAGTTAATCCTTCCATCTTATGATTGTTAAACGCTAGATCTATAAATTGGTCTTCTAAATCAACCATCTTTTCTGCAATCGTGTAGATCTTAGATTTTAAAGCATCAGTCCATAACCTACGATTTTCAGTCATGTAAGTTCTAAACAATGTAATCATGCTTTCTGTATGGAGAGTTTCATCAGCAATAGACCAAGCAATAATCTGACCCATCCCTTTCATCTTTCCCCACCTAGCAAAATTAAGTAGCATTACGAAAGAGCTGAATAATTGCATACCTTCAGTAAAAGCAGAAAAAGCTGCAATTTGAGCTGGTAAACTTTTTTCATCTTGTAGCTTTAAAAAGAAGTCATGCTTCTCTACCATCTCTCCATATTCTAAAAACTCATTGTAAGTAGACTCTGGCATACCTACTGTTTCAATTAAATGAGAGTAGGCTGCTATATGGATTGCTTCTCTAGCAGCAAAGCTAGATAACATCATTCTTACTTCTGGTTGAGGGAAGTAGGGTAAATAATTCTTTACATACGCACCACTAACATCAATATCTCCTTGAGTAAAAAATCTAAATATCTTAGCTAAAAAATCTTTCTCATCATCAGTAAGTTTCTTTTGCCAATCTTTTACATCTTCATTCATAGGTACTTCAGTCCAAAGCCAGTGCATTTGTTCCGAAGCTACAAAGGCATCATACGCCCAGGGGTAATTAAAGGGCTTGTAGTAATCCCTTGTATCCATTAATTTCAATTTCTTTTTCCTTGCCATTATTTGTTATCCTTCACAGGCTACGCATACATCTCCATCTGCAACAGCAGACAAATCGACTTCATCTTCTATTCTTTTACGCTTTATACGAGTACCCACCTTATCTGCCTTTCTTAATTTGTCTGAACGACAATAATATAAAGACTTCATTCCTTTTTTCCATGCTAAAAAATGAACACTATGTAAGTATTTAATATTTACATCTGCATTGAAAAAAAGATTTACTGACTGTCCCTGGTCAATAAAAAGTTGCCTGTCTGATGCAAGATCAATAATCCATCTTTGGTCTATTTCAGTTGCTGTCTTAAAGACATCCCTAACATCCTGGGGCAGTTCTTCTATATGTTGTACTGATCCATCTTTGGCAGTTATAGCCGACCAAATTTCATCAGTATCCATATCTAAGTCTTGTAGCTTTTCTTTTAAAAACCTATTCTGATAAATATGAGCACCAGATAAAGTATCTTGGCGATACACATTTGCTCTATAAGGTTCTATAGAAGGGCTAGTATTCCCCATAATTAAACTAGAAGAAGCATTAGGGGCTATAGCAGTCCAATGACTAAATCTTCTCAGCTCTCCATAATCTTGAGCGTCTGGGCATGGCCCTCTTTCATTACATAAATATTGGTCAGCTTCAGCACACTTTAATTTAATGTGTTGAAAAATATCTTTGTTTCTAAGTTTAGCTACAACACTTTCAAAAGGTATCATATTCTTCTGAAAATAAGCATGAAGACCTAAGGCCCCTAAACCTACAGATCTTTCTCTAAAAGCACTCAGTTTAGCCCTAGAGATTGTGTCTGGAGCGTGTTCTATAAAGTAATTAAGAACATTATCCAACATCTCCATAGCATCACGAATGAACAAAGGACATACCTTCCATTCATCATAATATTCTAAGTTTAAGCTGCTCAAACAACAGACTGCTGTTCGTTCTGCATTAGTAGGTAAAAAGATTTCAGTACACAGATTAGACCCATGTATTTTTAATCCTTTTGATTGTAACCAATTAGGTAAGTGGTCATTGGCATTGTCGATAAAGACAATGTAAGGCTCTCCTGTTTGCATACGCATTTCTAAAATACGCTGCCATAATTCTCTTGCACTTATAGTGTCTACTACTTCATCAGTAGCAGGACTAACTAGATTCCAAGTATCATCATAATCAGGATCTCTCATGGAGTTTTCAATCTTCTCCATAAAAGCGTTAGATATATTTATACCATGATGTAGGTTCAATGTCCGGAAGTTTTGATCGCCTGTAGGCTTTCTCATCTCTAAAAATTGAATAATGTCAGGATGGCTTATATCTAAAAATGTAGCATAAGACCCTCTTCTAGTTTTACCTTGCCTATAAGCAAGAGTAGAAGCGTCATACACTTTTAAATGTGGCATTACTCCTACTGATTTATTATCAGCTTCCCTAATACCTACATGGATACCAACACCACCACCCATCATAGATAGCCAATTAACTTCAGATAGGCAGTCTACCAATCCTTCAGAACTATCATCTAAATACGATAGATAGCAGGATATAGGTAGCTGTCTTTTTTCATTCTTAAAAGAAAGAATAGGAGTAGAGAAACTTAACCAATGCCTAGAAGCGTAGTTATATAATCTTTCTGCGTGTTCTTCATTAGATGCAAAGAAATCACAAACAAACTTAAATCTTTCCTGGGGACTTTCTTCTTCCCCTTTCATATAGCTTTCTTTTAATCTAGTTTTTCCTAATTCATCAAAAAGTTTATCTCTTTCTAGTTTTATTTCATACGCCATTTTCTTCTACTTTCTCAATTAATTTATTTAAGTAGAATGATGCCTTCTTTAAATCTTCTACCGGCTTACCTTTATAGACATATCTCCAAATATACTTTTGACAGTTACCTTTTAGATACCCTCTAAACTCAACAGGAGTCATTGATGCTTCAATAGCAGTTAGACATTCAATACCAAATTGATTGTAATGGCTAGGATGATTAACAGGGTCATGTTCTTCTTCAATATCTGTAGCTTTCCTCATTTGATCGTCTATGGAATCTCCTGAGTTAATAGCTTCTTCCCAAGTGCTAGGATCTTTAGATAGCACAGAATCAAAAGGGGGGAAATGAGCAGTAGGAGTTCTTGATCTTGAAATCTCACGATTACGACTTTCTCCTGGTTCATACATTTTAAAATGTTCTAAATCTTTTTTATTATCATCTGCCATAGGTTCTCCTTATTAATGAAACTTTTTAGGGTCTTTTTTTGTAGTTAAAAATTCTTCCATATCTACAATGTTACTTGTTTTGCCATTCTTCTTAGCTTTGCCATTAGGCTTACTATCCATCTGTTCTATAAATTCTTCGTCTGGGGTAAACACTATTTCAGTTTGTGGATCATCTGGAAAAAGATCTCTTGATAGCATTTGTTCTTTTATTTGTAGACCTGCTTCAATAGCTTTACCCATCTGGAATACTTCATAGAAACGAGTGTGCATATACCCAGATAGTCCATGTATTAAGGTAATCATGGTATCTATTTCTACATCACTAGCAGCAGTATCATGAGGAAAGAACCATTCTACTTGGCAGTCTATCGCCCCATTCTCTAATAAATATAGAGTTACCTGTGCTGAATTATCTTTGTTAGTTTTATCATTAGACATATTATTTTTTTTGCTCCTGTTTTAGTCTTTCGACTATGTTAATGGATCTTAATTTAGATTTTTCTTTTACCCAGGAATGTGGAACTTCCTTGTCTGCGTAAGTAAAACCATGCTTTTCACACCACTCCCCATAATTAGATTTCGCACCCTTTCTTAATTTTGTCCTAGAGTTACTAAAGACAAAACGAATATCTAAGTTAGGGTATTGTTCTTTTATAAGAAGATGTTTCTTTCTATCTTCCAATACGAATAAGCCTTTGAGTTCCAGGACAATGCCATTGGGAAGGAGATAATCTGGTGTATAAGTCCTATTAATAACAGGGACAATATAAGGAATTTTAAAGGATTCATATTCGGCATTTACTTTTAACTTCTTTAATTGTTCTCCAACTTTTTCTTCAAGCCCACTTCGATAACCTTTAGCGATAGCTCGTTGTCTAGGCCCAAACTTTTTCCTGGTCATTTGGTGTTTCTATTATATTCATCAACTAGGTTATCCCCAGAAAGTCTTTCTCCAAAATAAACAACTTCTCCATTGTGGAGAGTACGCTTAATAACCCCATCGTTGTACTGAATATCAGTAACATGGTGCTCATCAGTATCTTGAGGGCGAGTGTCATACCACATAGATTTAAGTCTGTGGTGGTGTAAAGTTTTAACCCCTTTAGCCCATTCTTCAGCTTTTAATTTATTTGCTTGTCTTTCTACAAGACCACTAAACTGTCCCATTTTTACCTCTCTTTTTTTTAGTTATTTTTGTTTTTTTAGGAAAGGGATCTTGTCCTTTTCTAATTCTATTCATCATCTCTATGTGTTCTTTAGCGTTCATCCTTTCTCTCTTTTTCTAATCTAGGAATATTTATCCTAATTTTTTTGTTGCCAAATCTTTGTTTTAATTTTGCTAAAGTTTTTTCATTAACTTGCCCAGCTTCTTTGTAAGTAGTTTCTTTTTTATCCATCGGACTTTTCCTCATTATTTACTGTTGAAGGATCATATTTTTTAACTAATTTCCAATATTCTAAAAGATTATGAAACATAGCTAAGTGTCTGTGGTGGGTATCTTTATCCCAAAGATGGGCTGCAATTAAATCTGTCTTTTCTCTATCTACAAAAATAGAAACTCTATCAGTAGGCTCTGAAAAACCACAGCCTTCAGCATAAGCTGATAGTTGCATACCATGTTCATCATAAACTAAACGAGAGGGGTCTTTACCTTCCAAACCATCTTTAGTTTTAAAATCTACAAAGATTCCAGACTTAGAATAAAGATCTATCTTTCCCCCATATCCTTTAGGAGCACAGAAAGAATCTTCTGCAATCCATTCTTCTCCTGGGAAGTGTTCATCTAAATATTCTTTTATGGCCCTATAAGGCTTAGTATCAGATTCCCCTAAAAATCCTTGCTCAATCATGGCATGAATAGCTGTCCCTCTTTCGGCTGCTTTCTTTCCTATTTGTTTTGAGTCTTGCTTACATCTATAGGTAAACTGTTCTATAGTTTCCCCAGGGGCTTGTTGTAATGTTAGAGCTGAGTTTAGAGCTTGATCTATCTTCCAATTCTCTAAAGAAGGTTTAGCTGCAATACCTATAATAGTAGTTACAGAAGGTACATATCCTTCTTTCCTTGCATCTCTTAGTGTTGTATTTCTTTCCTTTCCATTCGCACCGATAAGTGTATACATTGGTTCGCCATCTTGAGCATACCAATGACCACTTTCTGCTGTAAATTTACTAGCCATTGTCGTAGTCCTCTATAATTGCAAGTCCGAGATTGTAGGCAATTTGAGGAACTATAGAGTTCCCTAGAGACTTTAATCTGTTGACTTTATCTTCTTGGTTATGTGTAACTCTATCAATCTTAGGTTCTTCATAGAAACCTTGATGATTTTCTAAAGTCTGTTTTGTGTTATCTTTTAGATCTGTGTAACCTTGACCATATCCCATAAGCCATTCAACCCAATCTGAGTTTAAATGACCCCCTGGTTGTTGTTTCTTTACCTCTATTTGGTCATGAGCTACTTCAGTCTCTAGGTATCTTTTATGTTGTAGATCCGATAAACCTTGAGAAATTTTCATGTGCATCCCTATAGCTGCTCTAGGAGTAGGCCACATTCTATTAGGGTTTTCTGATTCAGCATCTGTAACTGCTGCATTAAGATTCCAACCATGTGTACCTTTAATCATTGAAGGGCTTGGTTGTTCAAAGTAAGCCATACGAGAAGTG